CCCTTCTTCGACTTCTTAATGGACAAGTATCCACGAGGTGGTTCGATTCCATTGGTTGCATTTGACACAACGGAACTGCTCTCCGAAGGCATCTGTGCGGACAATGTTGAGTGCCTAAGACCGTGTTCCAGGATAGATGCTCTAAGACTTTCCCAATCATGTTGAAGACCTACAGATGAAACTTGATCGACATCCTTTTTATATGTATCAATAGGAAGAATACCATCAGCATACTTAGTACGACCAAAGTATTCACAGTGACCTTTCTCTTTCGCAATCTGATTTGATGCTTTTAGAAGGTAATACTGGAAGGACTCAGAAAGACCGTGAACGGCGTCCCATGCCCCCTGTGAGTCGTAGTTGAACCCCAGTTTAGCAAGGTAGTGGGCAAGACCAATATAACCGATTCCAAGAGATCTACGTGCCTTAGTGGCGATTTCTGCCGCCTGTACGGGATAGTTTTGATAGTCAATCAATTCTTCCAATGAACGTACAGAAAGATTACAAAGTTCTTCAAGTTCTTCATCGGACTTAACTTTTCCGACATTGATAGCAGAAAGAATACAAAGTTGAATTGATGGTGGAGTATCATCAACTACTACATCTTGATAAAAATATTCATAATTTTCATTATCTTCCTGTTCATTTTCGGATACAAATTCGTACAATTTATTAAACATTAAAATCTCCTTGTTTTCTAATTAAATGTAAACTTAAACCAGTTTTTTTCGATGCTTCTCTCATACAATCATACACAACTTCTCCAATTTTAACCTTTTTACTCCAACCATTTTTAGACCCAAAACTTTTACTTCCTCCAACTCTACCTTTACTCTTCCACTCGTTATATTCATAGTTTATGTCTTTTTTGTTTGTAATTTTTCTACATTTATATTGATGGTGGTGTTGTTTTTTTCCTCTAGCAACTGCACTCATTGCAGAAGGATTTAAATTATTTTCAATACAAAATTGTAACATATTATCAATTTCAGTTTCACCGTCAATATTTGGACCAGATACAATCCATCTATCAGATAGTTTTTTCTTTTGATCTTCACTCATTGGAGTTCCTTTATTATGTGCAGGTTTTCCTTTTTTAGATTTTGATATTTTTTCGTAAAATATTTTAGACAAATTATCATCATCATGATGAGACCACCCTTTACCTGGATTATTGCACAAGTTATAATAGTTTGGATTTTTTGCTGCATTTACCTCATTTAGAATTTCCGATTCTTTTTTTAAAGCATCCATTCTTTTTTCAAAAACAAATAAAATTTTTCTTTCAAAAATATTAGGAGTTTTTTTATAGATTGAATTAAAATGATCACTGGAAGAAATATATCCATCATTAAGTGCTCCAAAATGAGACCCAGTATATTTCATGCCCGTTTTCAAATTATTCCATTCATAAACAAATGCAATTTTATTTTCCATAAAGATTGATCTTTATTTTATTTATATGCGTTCTGTAACTTTTCTGATATTAACTATTCATGATCATATAGAACCCCTCCAGTATTTTGGACATATTTTTTATAATCTTCAACTTTATCTTTTTTAACCTTTACTTTCATTTTCAAAGTATTTGGTTTTTGATCAATATGTTGAAGAGGAACAGTTGGAAGAGTAATTTCTTGACAATTATGTACAAGAATATCATTTGCAAAGAAATTATGAGTTCCTTCCACAGTAATATCATAAACTGGAATTTTTTCTTCCAAGTATTCAATTATAAGAGTAGAAGTTTTTTCGTTATATGTGAGTACCAATTCATCAGTTTCAACCAAATCCTTTGCCATTACATATCCACGATTTTTTGTGAATACTTTATGTTCTGGTGTGACCACGATACTCTTACCACTTCCTTCATCAGTAATTTTCATTACTTTTGCTTTCGGTGAGGTTTCGGCAAAATCAGTAATAGGTTTCCATTCTTGTTGATTAGTTTCTGTATTATAAGAAAGAACTTCTATTTGAGGAACATCCTCACAAAGACATGCAATTGTAGATATCCTATCAGAAATGTAATTCTCTAAATCTTCAATAGAAATTTCAATCTCATAAACTCTCCAATCAAATACTTCACCAATATCATTAAAAACGGGTTCTGGATACTTAATTCTAATCTTAGTATCACCAGCAACACAAAGGTTTGACATCGTAATTTGATCTTTAAATGACCCATGAGAGTTACAATGGTCTATATTCATAATATAGATACGCCCCGTTTCAGCACGTTCTTTGAGAAGAGTTAGAATAAGGTCCTGTGCTTTAATAGTTTTTTTGGGAGTATACTTATCTTCCTCATAACGTAAATACAATTGGTCAAAAGTATCGGTTCCAAAAGCATCATAAAGTCCAGGAACATCATGCGGAGAGAACAAAGTAATCTCACCATCTTGAATGAATCTTTCATAAAAGATTTTACTAAGTTGAATTGAATAATCAAGTTTGCGAACACGATTATCTTCAGTTCCTTTATTGTTTTTCAGAACCAGAATGTCTTCTATTTCTTGGTGCCAGATTGGAAAATGGACTGTAGCTGATCCACCACGGATTCCATTTTGGGTGCAGCATCGTACAGTTGATTCAAACTTTTTAAGGAAAGGAACAACGCCAGTGTGCTGAACTTCTCCACCTCTGATTTTAGAGTTGATGCCCCTGATGCGACCTGCGTTGATACCAATTCCTGCTCTTTGAGAAACATACCTACCAATTGCCATATCACTACTGAAGATGCTGTCAAGGGTGTCGTCAACATCAACAAGAACACAAGATGCAAATTGACGAAGTGGGGTTCTAACACCTGCCATGATTGGTGTAGGAATGTTGATTTTGTGTTTGGAGATTGCGTCATAATACCTCTTGACGTATGACATTCTAATTTCTTTTGAATACTCTGCAAAAATAGTCAGAGCAATCATCATATACATGAATTGTGGTGTTTCATATACTCCACCACCACTACGATCCTGAACCAAATACTTATCAACTACTTGACGTAAACCTGCATAAGTGAACAGATAGTCTCGGTCATGATCAATATAAGAATCAGCACGTTCAATTTCTTCTTTTGAATATTTGATAAAAATATCCCTATCATATACTTCATGATTAACACACTGATAAATGTGTTGCTCAAGATTAGGAAGTTCTTTCATCTTCCCATAAAGTTGCTTACGAACAGAAAATAATAGAAGACGAGCAGCAACAAATTGATAATTGGGATGGTCTAGATCAATAAGATCACTTGCACTACGAATAAGGATTTCTTGTATTTCTTGAGTGGATATTCCACTATAGAATTGAATACCAGAGGTCATTTCAACTTGACTCGCAGAGACACCTGCAAGACCCTTACATGCCTCTTCAACCATCAAGTGCATCTTATCTAGGTCAAGAGATTCAATTAGACCATTTCTCTTGACTACTTTTGTTCCGTTGCTCATATTTTCTTCCAGGTAGTAAATTTAAGTTTTGCTTCTAAACCAGAGTAAGTGTTTAATTCTATCACAGACTGAACATCAAGTCCAGATAAAACCATATCATTAATGTCTTTTTCTTTTATTGTTGAAGGCCAGATGACAACTTTTTGTCCCATTTCGATAACACGGAAAATTCTTGATAGGATTTCTCTATTGCGTGGTTCGTTATCATATATCCAAACAGGATTGCTAACACCCCACTTATCAACATCACCATCAGCTCCACAAAGAGCAATTGAGTTTGAAATGAAAGTGGAATCGAAGGGACCTTCCGTGATGTAGACACTTTTATTTTTTTGGACTTTATCGAGACCATAGATTTTGGGGGCATCATCAATAAGCATTATAGTAATATATTTAACCTTGCTTGGACCAAGTGCTCTTCCCTGAAATCCAACAAGTATATTTTGATAGAACAAAGGAATAATGATCCTAGGTTCATCTTTACTTATATTATCGAATGTTGGTCGGAGAGAATTAGTCCACTCTTTAAATTTTTCAGTGTAGTAATAGTTATCTGGATTTAATTTTCTGTTTTCTAGATATGCTTTTGCAACAGGATTCTCTGATGCTTTAGGTAAATCTAATTTAGGTTTAAACTTTGGTGCTTCAAATTTTAATATTGGTGCTTGAGTTGTAAAGTTTTTTCCAGTGTTTCCTTCTTTAAATTTTTCAAAAATATATTGTTTATGAATTTGAGTATCGATTTGTTTTAAAAAGTTATTAAAGGATACATTAATTCCACAATTATGACACTTATAGTTTGTGTTATTCTTTATTTGATATAAGTATCCTCTTGCTTTATTTTTATTAGTTTGAGAGTCACCACAAATCGGACAACGAAAGTTGTATAGATTATTCTTTACCCTCTTAAATTTTTGAAATCTAGAAGATATCAAATTGATGTACTTTACATCAACAAAGTCCATAAACAAAAATTAACCTGTTGACATATCATACCACATTATCCTACTTTGTCAAGACAGAGTGAAGTGATTACTGCCGTCCATTTAATAATTGAATTAGTTATTTTATGTAGAGAATATGAAGTAGGGTTTTTTTTAGTTTTCACGGCATCCAAGTGCCAACACTCTATTATTTATTTTATTGTTCTTTCCATTGGAATTGGGGAAGATATAGGAGATAATAAATTTGTAATTAATTTATTACCAACGGCAGAAAAAAGTAATGAAACTACTGCAAGACCTCCAGCCATTGTCCACATCTTCTTTTCTAAATCAGTCAAACGAGCATTAACTTTCATAATATCTCCTTCACACCCTTTTTTAATCGCATCAGTTTGTCGAGTCAGGTCTCTATGAAGACTATCTATTTTTTCAAACAATACTGCATCAATTTTATCTTGCTTATCCAGTTTCTCATCATGAACAGCAAGCATTCTAGTAACATTTGCATTTGCCTCAATTAACTTATCAATTGCACTCTCAATTTTTGACAGCAATTGGTCCGAAGAATTAATTTTTTCTTCCAAAATTGCAACTTTAGTTTCTGTTAGTTGAGTAGGAGAATACATTTTACTTGTTTTTTAGGTATTGCATCCATAATTTACGAGATCCTCTTCCACCACTCATATATTTTTTTCTTTTGCGAACAGGAGGGTCATCACCTGCTTCAACGGTTCCTGCTATCTGACCACCACCAATATTATTAGTTGGGACATCCTCAGCAACCATTTGCTCTCGAATAATATCGATGATTCTATCAAGTTTCTTCTTTTCCATTGTAGATTTTATAGAGTTCTGTTAAACAAGTAAGATCAACTTGAATGTCATGAATACTTGATTGTGGATATTCTGGAAGTCTATTAAGAAAAATAATAAATGATTTAACAGAAGACCATAAATCTTGTTCGATTTTAAAAAACAACATTGGTGTAGTTGCTTCTCCAAAAATGTTATAAAGAATTATAAAATGATTTAGAATCAGGTGAGTTTTTAATTCACCCGATTTCTTATATCTCTTCAGTAATCTTTTTATATATTTAAAATGATTTAAGTCTTTCTCAAAATCTTCTTTAGTGACTGCTTGAGGGTTTTCATAATACCTAATAGCAAACAAGAGAAAATTATCCTCATTCAGTTCATTAAAAATCATATTTTATCAGAATGGAGGATAAGGTAGATTATTTCCAGTTGTAATGCCAGACATTGCAACAAGAACTTCAGATTTAACTCTGATATTACCTTCGGAGTCTCTATAAGTTGTAACACCAACCCATCCAGCGTGAGTTAGTTTAAATTTTGTCGATACTGCTGCTGCTGTTCCAGCATCCTCAACACCAATCACAGAAGTCTCATGACCACCAGTGACTCTTGAGAATGTAATAACTGCTGCAGTCGCAATTCCAGCAGAAATTGTAGATGCAAGTGAAACACTAGTAACACCAACAGTTGAAACAATTCTAGTAAGAGCACCACTTACAAAGGTATCTCCAGCAATAACTCCTGTTAAAGAATTCACAAAAACTATATTTGTTCCAATTCCAGCATTTGTAGTTGCTGCCGAAACTAGTACAGTAATAGTTTCAGTATCTCCACCACCTGATTGATTCAAATGACTATCTAATACTGCAAACTTTGGAGATTCACTAATCTGGAACTGTACTCCAGAAATTGCTGCTCCACTCAGTCCAGCAGTTGATGCGATTGATAGTTGAGTTGTACTTGCAATTCCAACGATTACAGCATCTCCAATATTAACGCCAAATGCTGCACCAAACCTAATCACGTCACCAGTCTTGGCAGCACCAACGTTTCCAAAAGTAGTGCCTGTACCTGTTACGACAAGAGTGTCATAGTTTAAAGATACTGTTCCACCAGAACCAACATTATCATTGTTTCCCCAGAGTGCCATTTTGTTATTCCTGTAAAGTTATTTGCTAAAAAGTATTTATAAAAATAGAGAAATCTCTATCAAAAATCAAGTAGAAATTGTTTTCCCTTCATTAGTTATTTAGGAATCAATCAAACCTTGAACCGATTTTAGTTTTGGGCGGTTTCTTCATCGCAGCTTGTTGTTCTTTAGTTGGAGTATAGTCATAACCTCCTGGTTCTTTTTTTGCCTTTGGTGGATCACCTGGCATTCTTACCCGACTACCATCTTTTGCTATCATCATATAATCTTCCAAAGACATTTTTGTCGATGTGCTAGTTTCGTCAACTAATTCACCTTCTGGTTGGTAAGATGCCTCAAGAGGAAGTTTATTAGTTCTTTGCATTTGAAGTTTTTGACGATCCAATATCTGTTTTTTTTGTTGAAGCATTTTTAGATTAGCAAGTTTTTGCTTATCAAACATCTCTTTTTTGTTATCAATAGGAGGAGTTGTAGTTGCTATTGGTGGTTCATTATTCATTTGTTCTACAACTTTCTTTGCTATTTTTGTAGCAGTAGCATACATCACTTCTTCACCACGACCAGGATATCTTCTTTCAAAGTCTGCTTTATTACTCTTCATTGACTTTACAAGTCTTTCTTTTTCCTTTGTTTCAGCATCAGTTAAAGTCTTTTCATAAAGTTCAACTTCTTCTTTTCTAATATCAGAAAGCAGAGAATCTAACTTTGATGTTCTTTTTCTTTTTGGAGTTGCAGGTTTTGCTGCTGCAGGTGTTGCAGGTTTTGGTGTTGTCGTAGTCTTTGCCTTTGGTGCTGCTACCTTTACCTTTGGTTTTGGCGCTGTTGCAGGTGCTTCCGATGCTGCAGGTTTTGGTGTTGCTTTTGATGTAGCATCAGTTTTCTTTTCTCCATCTTCCATTCTGCGAGCAACATTTCTTGCTCCTCTCGATACTGCTCTTGCACCGGCACCAACTGCCCTTTTTAGTCCACTCTTAAGTGCTGATCCAATTCTTCCAAGCAATCCAGGTCTTTTAGATCCAGTTTCCTTTGTGTCAGAACTTGTTTGTGAGGAAGAAGAACTGACCTCACCAGAAGAACCTCCTCTACCCCTCTCATACCCCTTAGAGACTTCTCTACCAACTGCTCTCGCTCCTCTTACAGCAGCACCTGCAACATATCCTACTCCACGAGCAACTTTCTTTACAGCAGACTTTACTTTCTCAAGTCTATTGCTCTTAATATCAGTATCATGCCCCATAGTAACTTTTGCTTCAGTTAAAAGAGCAGCAGAAACATCTATTGACTCAACTAAAACATTTTCAATTTCTTCAACATCATATCCTTCTTGAATACACTCATTAAAGAACTCTTCAACAACTTCTTCAATCAGTTTATCTGAAAGAAGAAATACTTCAGATTCTGAAAGATCATCAAGAATACAATCAGCATCTTCAATCTCTACCATCTCAAGAAGAGTTCCACCAAGTTCCTCTACTGCTTCACCAAGAGTTGGATTGATTGTAATTTTATTTTTTATTGCTTTTTCAGTGACTTTTACATCTTCACTTTTATCGTTTTTTTTTACGTCTCCAATGACTTCAGAAAGATCTTGTCTCCAATCAGAGAAACCTTCTTTTACATTTTTCTTTTTGATTGCCTTACCAACTGCTTTGCGTCTGTTGTGAAGATACTTATCCGACTTATCAGTATCACCATCATTATCAATATCAGCATCTTCTTGACCTACTGGGTCTAGTGCTTCATCAAACTTCTTTCTAGCCGCAGCAACCATATCTTTATGTGCTTTGGTTTTTTTCATATCTTCAATTGCTTTTTCATTATTTTCACGACGTTTCTTCATATCAGGTTCAAGATGTGAAGACTCACCAACCACAACTTGCTCCAAATATACTGATGAGATATCGTTAAGAATATTCATTGACATTGTAATACTACTTGCTTTTTACCTTATACTTATTTATAAACTCTTTAATATTAGAAAACTTATATCCACTATAAGGTTTTGCTCCTGGTTGAAGATTTGTTTTATCACCCTTCTCAAAACCAGGAGTCATACCTGCAACATACTTAAAGTATCCAGAAGTTCCTACAAGAGTATTTGGTTTTCCAGGAAGTCTTTCTTTTCTACTCATTACCTTTTCAGTATATTCCATTAGATCCCTGATCCAAGACTTAAACATATATCCTTCTTCAGTTACATAGATTAAATGATTAGTTCCTCTACGCATTACTTCACCAATCAGTCCAGTATTTAAGTTCTCAACAATATCTCCAATTCTAAAAATCTTTCCTGTTAAATAATTTTCACGAAGAGTTTGTTGATCGTATTTTGGAGCAATCTGCCAGAGTTCTACAACTTCTTTCTTCTTTTTCTTTGCACCCATTCCCTGACGAACTGCATTAAAGAGTGCTTGAGTATCAGCATCATCAAGTGTCTTTGGAGTTCCTCTACGGAAAGAATCAAAATCATTATCCAAAACTGCCTTTCTCATCTTGGACGCAGACATTCCTTCTACACCATCAGCATCTGCATCTCTTACTCCTGCAGAAACTACACGAATTAAATCAAAGTTATAAAGGTCTCCATTATATTTCTGTGCAAGGTTCTCAAACTCTGCTTGACGATCTGATCCTACAACAATATTAACACTTGAGTATCCTTCTTCATTTGCATTTATAAGAACATCAAAAATAGATCTCATATTATCATCATTGATAATGATTTCCTTAAAGTCAGGAAACATCTTCTTCATAAAAGAAATCTTCATATCAGGATCCAATGGGTTCTTCTTTGGATCTTGAGTTCTTGATGGATAAATCTTAACATCTCCACCAGCAGATATTCTCTTTGCTGACTTGAGAAGTTTATCGTGTCCTACTGTTGGTGGATTAAACCTACCAAATACAATCGTGAGTGGTGGGGTTTCTTGTGTTTGATCTTCAGGAGCAGGTTCTGATGCTGCTTGAGGTTGTGGTGCAGGTGCTTGTGCTGTTTGTGTTTTAGTTGTGGGTGCAGGAGCAGCAGATTTTTGAGTACCTGCTGCTGGTTCTTCTTGCCCTTTTGATGTTCTTTTTTCAGTGAACTTCAGTTTTCCCTTTTCAGTTCTTGCAATAACTTTACCAGCACGATCAATCCACGATCCGTGGCCGTCACCTTTTAGTCCAAGTTTCTTCGCTTGCATTGCTGCTTGCGATTCTGTTGCTTCAGTTAGAAAATTGAGAAAACTTTTCATATTGTGTTTTGGTATACTTTTATTTATTCTAATTTTAAATAAGGAGCGGAGAATGATGACTGCGAACTTGCATAAAGATATAAATCTTTTGTAATCTCATCAGCTACTTTTTTATTCATATCTCTCATTTTAATTAAAAGTTTTA